AGTAAGTTGTTGTACCGCTTGCAAATGCAGCACTTTGAGAAAATGTAAAAGTGCCAAGTCCTACTTGTTTACTAACTGATGCCGTGAATCCATTAAAGAAATTACCAGTATTAACCGGTGAACTAAATACTATACTATTACCACTAGTAGTTGCTGAAAATCCAACAGCATTACCTGTAAAAGACATACCACCAACCAACAGATTTATAGCAGAAGCCACTGTACTCTGTGTTGACGAGAATGTATATCCACCAGCGCCAAGTAAGTTAACTCCTCTAATCTGAAAGTTCACACTTGTTGTGTTAGAAGCACTTCCACCAAAAGTTAAAGTCGCAGTAGCAGGAACATAAGTTGTACTTGAAGTTCCAGATGCTGTTGAAGCATCCAAATTAGCTGAGAATGTAGTACTACCATTGAAGTAACCATTAGATAAATTTATGGTTCGTGAAGCAGATAGTCCAGTCAGTTCTAAACTATTAATTCCTCTCATTCTGAGAGCTAGAATATCTAAAGTTACAACATCAGTGCTAGAGTTGTAAGTAGGATTAATTGATAAATAAGGTCTTGACATATTATTTTGTTTATTTTCTTTTATATATTATATCTAAAAAGTCATTTTTTTCTATTTTTAATAAAAAAGAAAAAACCTCTCAATTTTGAGAGGTTTTTCTTTAATAAAGAACTTATTAGTTCAAGTATTGGTTTGCGTCTGTTACAACGATAGTCATATACTGCTTTTGTGGGAAGAATCCAACATCAGCGATAGCATATCTTGAACGTAGTAACATTCTTGGAGCGAAAGTAGCTTCAGAAATTACAGAGATAGACTGAGCCATCAAGTAAGGTACGAAGATAAGACCTGGTTGGTCTGGGTTGTTCTTTCTACCAAGTACGATTCTGTTATCGTTATATCTCATATAAGGATCAACGTAGATTTGAATATCTCCGATTGTACCTACTGGATATAATTGACCAGCACCGTTTATTTTAGATTTAACTGGGTTAACTGTGTAACCAGCGATATCCATAAGAGATGCTGCAAGACCTCCATTAGTTACTGCGAATTGAGCAGGACCAACACGACCTTCTGTTGCAATGAAGTTAGAAGCATGTGCCAACTTAGTGATAAGTTTTCTTTGAACAGCGTGAGTTGTCTCACCACCGATACCACCATTTATTGTAACATAAGCAGTATTCAAATCAAAGATTGTAGAAGCTGTTGTACCAACAGTTGTTACACCTAATCCAGCCTGAAGTGGAGCGGTTTGTCTGTTTTGTTCTCCAAGAGCGAAGATTTTAGCAACAATTTGTTTAGAAATTGTTTGAGATAATTCATTGACAAGGATAGATTCCATTTTTTGAACGATATCCATACCTGTATTAGCCTTAATATCTTCAATTTCAGTTCTTCTCAATGCAGTTGATACTTCAATAGTACCTACAGCGATTGATTTAGAAGAAATTTTAGGACCGATAACACCAGCATAAGTGTTGTCATCAGTTTCACGATTCATTGGATAATCACCTGAAGATGCGTTAGATGCCCAGTTAGCTGAGAATCCCGGAAGGTGATCTTCAAGAGCTGATACCAATTCGATAGTTACTGATGCAGTAACACCAACAGTACCGATATAATTAATTTGATCAACCATTGATGCAGTTGGGTTAAATGTGTTCAATGTCTGCTCAAAATGATAAGGGGATGTATTAAGACCACCGTATGGAGCTTGAGCATTTGCTTGTCTGTATGCTTTGAACATAGGAGCTCCGTCAATACGTGAGAAACCTAAGAATTCTAAGACTCCTTGTTTTGAACCAGTTGGCTCTGCGTTAACAGGAAGAGCACTTGTAGCTATATTAAAAAATACTTCTGTTCCTTGAATACCACCAGTTGTTAAAGTACCATTTCCAGTAGATACAGCAGTCGTTAAGCCAGCTTTAGCTAATGCAAAAGCACCGGTTAACGATGATGCAGTAATTTTGAACACTTGTGGACGACCAGTTGTACCACCATTTGTTAAATCATCATATTGAAAATCAATATAAAGTAAGTCGATTTTTGGACCTGGAGTAGGTTTTACAGCTACTAAATCTAAACCGATTGTTTGAGCTGCAATTTTCATAGCTACTGGAAGTAAGTTTTGACCAAGATCACCTGATCCAATTGTTGATTGACCTGTTACAGATGAACCACCGAATCCAGCACCACCACCTAAAAGACCTGGAAAAGATCCTGGAGTTGGAGCCAAAACTTGACCCATACCAGCAGTAGTTGCGTTAGCGTAAGCGTTCTCATTGATTGAGTGGAACTCAGCATATTCTGCTAACCATTCAACTCTATCACCAGTAACACCCATGTTCTCCAATACTGGAGCCCACTTCTTAACCGCTTTTTGTTTGTCTATTCTAATGTGTGACATAATTTTTTTAATTTTTTTAGTTTTTATCTCTTTAGCCCGAGATTAAAGGTTTTTGAATCTTTCCATAATAGCTCCTAATTCTTTGTCAGATAATTTATCTTCCTGAATTAACGCTTCATGTGAAACTAATTTCTTAGTAACAGATTCATTCTTTTTAAGATTTCTAGTCATCCAGAAATGTTCTAACTGAGATTCAGTTTTCATAACATCAGATGGGTAAAGTCTAGCCTGTGAAAGGATAGATTTTCTAGCACTCTCATTAAGTTGGTTCCAGATTGGCTTGATGTTTTCAGGCATCAATCTGATTACTCTTTCTTCAAGAGTTTCGTTTTTAGCACTCAAGGCCTCAGAGATTAACTTCAATACATCAGATGTAGTGAAGAAACTTTTTTCGTTTATGTAAAGTTTAACAGTTTCTTGTTCTTCGTTTGTAAGATTGTAGAAACTATCAACCTGAGATTTGTTTAAAAACTTCAAAAAATGTAGATCGGATGTTTCAGTAGCTTTACGTTTTTTAGCTTCTTCGATCAATTTATCAATAGATTGTGATAATTCAGTATCAGACTCTCCAGAAACTTCATAAGATTCTTCTTCTTGAGTTTCTTCCTCATCTTCTTCGTGAGCCATTGGACCACAAACTTCTTCTTCAGGAGTTTCTTCATGAGCTGGAGCTTCCATTTCATCATTCCAAGATTTTTCTTCTTCTTCCTCTTCTTCTACAGCTTCAAAACCTGCAGCTTTTAAAGTAGGGAAAGTTTCTGATTCACCATAAGACTCTAATAGTTTTCCACTATTCAATCTTTCAGCGATAAGTCCAGAGTATGAAATAGATTTGTCTAAGTTTTCTGCGATATATTCAGAGTAAGCGATGTTATCATCAAGATTCTCAGCGATATATTCAGAGTATGCAATATTACCTTCTACGTGTTCAGCAAGATACTCAGAGTAAGCAATAGAGTTATCTAAGTGTTCTGCTAAATATTCTCCGTAAGAGATAGATTTGTCTAAGTTTTCTGCGATATATTCAGCATAAGCAATGTTCTTGTCAAGATTCTCAGCTAAATATTCAGAGTAAGCAATGTTCTTGTCAAGATTCTCAGCTAAGTATTCACCATAAGAAATTGATTTGTCAAGATTTTCAGCGATATATTCAGCGTAAGAAATGTTCTTGTCAAGATTTTCAGCGATATACTCAGAGTATTCGATGTTTTTATCAAGATTCTCAGCGATATACTCAGAATAATTGATAGCCTTTTCAAGATTTTCAGCTAAATAATCATTGTGTTTGATAAGTTTCTCAGTAGTAGATTTAAGAGAAGTATTCTCATTAACTACAACTTGTACTTTTTCTGCTAAGTAATCAAGATACTTAACAATTTGTGAGTTATTTTTATTTAAATCTTCATAATATTCAAGAAGTTGTTCTAACTTCTTAGGATTTAAGTTACCTTTAGAAAGAGCCGATGTTACAGTCTTCTTTGTAGAAGCCAACTCATTTACTAAGTATTTTGAGTAATCGGTCAATTGTTTTTTCGTTACGAAATCGTTAGCGTTCATGTTAAATAGTTCGTTAATTTTTGATTCATCAGACATCTCGTAAATTCTAAAGTTTGACTTCGGATTTTTATAACCTAAAGATTCGTTAAGAGTCTTTACAGTCATTTTGGCAGAAGAAAAACCAGGATCTGCTACGATATCATATGTGAATAATTTTTTCAATGTAACCGTTCCATCAGCCTCTGTAACACCAGCAGCACGAGAAGAAACGAAAATAGGACAACCATCGTTGACCAAAGCTTTAGCTTCTTTTCCCCAGTATGTGTTGAGAAGTCTAATTTCACCTTCTATTCTGTTACTTTCTTTAACAAAAGAAGCACTTCTCACAATGTGAGATGCTCTTGAAAGAGAAGTGTCGAAAACATCGGGATGGTCGAATTCACCATAAACAACACCAAGATTTGTAATCCTTTCGTTTAATTCATTTAAACAAGGAATAAATCTATCGGCTGTGTAAACTCTTTCGTTCCTATTTTTAATATCGAACTCAGTGAAAATACCACCCAATATGAATTGATCCTTCTGACTGTTATTCTCATTAAGTGATAATGAGTTAGTTGAGTTTTCTACAATTAGTACTGATTTCATGAAATTGTTGTCTTTATTTTGATAGTATATAGAAACTAAAAAAACCGAGAAAAATTAAAGGTGGATTTTTTATAGGAATGAAGACAGAGACATAATAAGTAAAGATATATACTTAAAAATTCGTTGGTTTTTTATGATCCTCACAAGAGAAATAAAAGTAAGAGTAAGTGAATCCAATTATCAATACTTTGATGATCTTGGATATGAGTTTTCTATTGGTGATGAAATAAATATCCCAGTTGAATTATTATCAAAAGGCTCACATCATAAAATACTTTGTAAGTGTGATACCTGTGGTGTAGAAAAAGAAGTAATTTTCAAAAATTACGTTAAATATGATAACAAGTGGGGATTCTACTATTGTAGAAAATGTTCGGAATCAAAAAGAAAAGAAACTCTAAAAGAAAACCATGGAGTTGAATATCCAATTCAAAATAAAAAAATCTATCAAAAAATGAAACAAACCATCTCAGAAAGAAAAAAATAGATATGGAATTGAAGATAGATTTACATTCAGAAATTAATAATATTAAAAATTTCAAATCATTATTAGAAAAATATAAAGACTACAACTCTTGTATTCGTGATATTAAAATCAACACCTTATTAGGAGAAAAATGTCTTTTTGAAATCGAAGATATAAATCCAGGAATTTATTGTGATTTCTCGGATGGTTCAGACACACTCACTTCATTAAACACATCTGCTATTTATATAAATAAACTTTCTTTTAAAATTAATACTGATTTAACTATTTTAGAATTTAAGGTGAACTATAAAATACTTGATACTAAAATGGGCAAATTAGTCAAGGAATTACAATCTTTTGGGATCTCTCTCGAAATCACACCGAGAATATTAAAAATGGGTTTAGATAACCAATTGCAAGTTGTCGGATTTTATATCGACAATAAATCAACATCAACTTATATCAGGGCCTAAAATTCAAATTCGTCGCCGCCAGCTTCTCCACCTCCAGATTCTCCACCAGCTTCGGTTTCACCACCTGCTGGAGCTTCCGGTGTAGTTTGAGCACCACCTTCTGGAGCGGCTTGAGCACCACCCATTTCACCACCAGCTTCCATTCCACCACCTTCAGCACCACCTTCAACACCTTCAGCACCACCCGCACCAGCACCATCTTTTAACCAATATTTTTTATTTTCTTCTTTCTCCTCAGGTGTCAATTTCAATACATGGTCTATTAAATATTCAATATGAAAATAAGGTTGGCCATCAGCTTTTTGAATTCCATTAAGAGTTCCAAGAATCTCAGCCTTTTTAGATAGATTGCCTAATTTTTTCCACTCTTCAAATAATTGATTAGAAAGAAATTGAATATCTACTTCATTCATAAACCTTTCATCATCCTTTAATTCAGGAAATTCTACTAACATTTGTAGTTTAAGTGGTTTAACCATCAATTCTTTAAAATTGGATCTTAATCTCATTACGAAATTTCCAAATTTTGATTCATCACGAGTAATCTCAGCAGCATCAGCAAATACATTACCACCACCATTCTCATCCTGGAATCTTTGCATCGGAATCTTAGAAGCTCTTTTTAGAATATTAAAAAACCATTTTAAAATGTCATCCTCATTTAGATTATGACCCGCCCCAGCATTCATAATCTCCATATTAGGAGTTCCACCATCACCCTCAGGAAACCAATATTGTTTATTATAAGAAAGGTGTTTTTGTCCATTTATCCTTAAAGTACCCAACGAATCATCCCATTCAACTTCCTCAGAATAATCCTGAATTAGTTGACCAATTTGTTCTTCCGCTCTTTGTCTACCTAATCCTTTAATTGGTATAACAAACTTTTGATAAAGAGTCGCATTAACAAGATTAAACATTATCTTAGTTTGCTCAATAATTTTTAACTGATTATATGGTTTAATTAAACCCTCAACATATGAGGTTTCAGAATAATCGTTCTGAGAAGAATAAGAGATAAAAATAATTTGAGAATCTAAGAATATTCTTCTTAATTGTGGATCTTCTGGGTATTGAATCCAAAGATGACCAATAGAAGGCTCGAAAGCTGGAACTAAAGTTTCAGGACGAAGACGATTAAATCCAATAATATTCTTTTTCTTATCATCCCAAATAATTTCCATAGCCACATAACCATCGATAATAAAATCTTTCATCAACTGCCACGCACTTACTGAATCAGCAAATCCATATCTGTTATAAATCTTTTCAAAATATTCTTGATATTTATCTTTTATATCTTGTGTAAATTCAGTTGGTAGTTGTCTTGGAGAGCAAAAATCTTTTTCTGAATAAATGATACATTCATCACAAACAGTTGAGATAAAATCTCTAATTTCATCTTTAATAGAATATTCTCTTAAAATTCTTCTTTTATCAGCATATGAACGGTCAAGATAAGGTATTGACTTTCTGTTTAAAATTGATGCAACTGCGCGGCGAGAAAAGAAATCGTACATTGAATTTCCTTGTTGTGAATATGGATCCTCATTAATACCAACACCAACTTGATTACGCATGATCATATCATCATAATTCATACCCCAAGTCGATAAATTCCTCAATATTCTAGAGAATAAACCACGATTTTCCACAGCAGAATTCGTATTATATTGAAATTGTCCCTGGTTATTTAACGGATTATATGAACTCATATTCTATTTTATCTTTTTTAATATCTCTATTTATTTTAGTACAGAGTGGCTGTAAATTTGTATAATGGTTAATTTTAATAATCTCTTCCTCACTTTGAGCATTAGATAGTGGTATTACATGGTCAATGTCCCATCCCATATTCAACTCACCTGTATAGATACCTCGATTTTCCCAGGTCATCCAGTTTTCAAACTTTGACTCTAAATAAATTTTAAATTCATCATACGAGCATCCTAATATTTCTTGTGTTTTAGATTTTTTGGAATATCCTGATTTATAAAAAGAGTTATTTATCAAATTCCTAATATTAGTAACTAACCTGAATGTGGAATCATTCTGACGCCTTTCAGATAATTGTTTATTCCTTTTGTCTTTGTTTTCACTCTGATACTTTTTCTGATATTCTAACTTCCTATCTTTATTATTTTCATAATATTCAGAAGCTTTTTCCTTAACTTTCAACTTATTATTATCGTAATAATCCTTATTAATTTGTTTTTTTATGTTTTTGTTTTCTAAATACCAGGACTTAAAAATTTCACTTCTTTTCTCCTTTATAGTTTTCCTATACTCTTTTGCATTCTCTCTATTATTTTCCCTATATAATTTACTACACTCTTTACAATTAGTTCTACGACCATCTTTAGATGATTTATCTCTGTTAAATAAATCTAAATCCTTTATAGTATCACACTTACTACATTTTTTTTGACTAATCATAGAAATTTTCAAAAATTTTAAGGTATATATAAAAAATCCAGTTTCTCCTGAAGATTACTCCTTAGGAAATTCTCCTAAGAATGTCAATAACTCTTCTTTGAAAGATTGATATCCTGGATTATTATTCAAATCGGCAACTAAACCATCGATTACTTTCTGAACTATCTCTCTTCTTTCATCTTCCTCTTGAGAAGATAATTGTCTTTTCTTACTACCAGCTTCTAATTCTGGTAAATATCTACCCGAAGTTTCTTTTCTTCTTTGTTCGATTTTTTCATCTTCAGATTTTTCAAAATCTTGTCTTAGCTTAGTTTCAGCTGCTAACTTAGATTTGTAATCAAGATCTTCAAATTTTTGTAAATGTTTCATATTAATAGTCGTATTTTTAGAGTATATATTAATTACGGTTTTCCATATTTTTCATATGATGTCCTCAACCTGTCTATATGTTCTCTAAGTGCATCATATTTCTCACCTATCTCATTCTTAATATCATAAAAATCTTTAAGAACTGATGTGATAATCTCTTTGTGTCTTTGCTCTTTAGTTTCTAATTTAGTTTCCCAAATTTCCATTAACTTTTTTGGATCATAAGTGTTCTTGGGATATGATGAATATAGGAATCTAGGCAATAATTCTAAACTAACTCTATGAACAATTTTAATTTGTGCAACATTATATTCTTGAATAGCATATTCGAAACCATATTTGAGCAATTCAGTGTACATGCCTTTGAAGTTAACTTCTATGATTTGATTTTTTTCAAAATTTTCTTCGGTGATAAATTTATCAAAAATAGAATCCCTCAATTCAAGTGGAATGAAGTTAAAATTAACACCTAATATGACTATCATATTTGAGAATTTTCGATAATCACAACAAAATATTGGAGACCATCTCATCCAGTTTGAATCATCTAAATAATGAAGATGATAAAATCCACCTACTTGAATATCCTCTTTTGATATAGCCTTACAATCCTCGTCACTTTCAGAATACTTTTCATACATGAATTTAGTATTATTTCGGTAATAATCAATCAAATCTGTTCCAAAGACTAATCGATTTAATTTAACTCTTTCTTTCAGGAATCCCATATACAATATATATTATATGTTAAACTCTAAACCTAATAATACTAATTATCATCAGGGAAATTATATTCCTAAATACAAGGATAAAGTCCTTAAATTAAATTCACAAGGTGGTATCTATTATAGAAGTTCTTGGGAAGTCAAAATTATGACTTGGTTAGACAATAACCCTAAGATTACTAGATGGGGAGCTGAGTGTATAACGATACCTTACCAGTTGACACATTATGAAAGAAACGGTGATATCAATTTGAAAAGTCACTGTTACTATCCAGACTTTTATTATGAGATAGACAACGGTAACGCAAATTCTAAAAAAGTAATAGCTGAAGTAAAACCTATGAAGGAATATCTAATGGTTCAAAAACTTCAAGAAATGAAGTTATCTGTTCCAGAAAATGCAACCTTAAAGAAATTAAAAAACTTTGAATACGATCTAAAGATGGCTCAGAAAAATTCTGAAAAATGGAAAACGATGATAAAATATTGTGACTTAAAAGGTTGGGATTTTATCATAATCACTGAAGAACACCTGAAAAAAATGGGGCTACTATAAGACAGAATAAAATGAATATCTTAAAAATACATAAAATAGTATCATATTTATTTGAAAAAATCCAAATATCAAAAGAACTACATATACCAATCATTAGAAGTAAAAAACCAAATACTTTCCACTCTGTAAATAAAAGTGCAAGAATCCAGAAACAATAAAATATCTGTTGTAAATAATATATTATGTCGAACAATATCCAGTTTTTATTGTCATACATAATAAGCTTTTGGTCAACATTTTTTTGCAAATGTGACTTATTAATTAGGTAATAAAAGGTTGAAATTATAAAAAAGAAAGCTAAAAAATTCATACTTTAAAAAATATATCTTCTATTTTTATTAGATTGTTCATTTCATACTCCATCAATCGAAGTGAATTTTTTTCCTTCACTAATTCAAACAGAGTATCAGAAATAAAACATTCTATCAATGGACCAGTGATTCTATCATATTCATGTGACACTAAAGCCTCACCCTGACGAATTATATATATTTCATTTAGATAGCTCTTATGAGCCTCTTCATTGATATGTAAAGAGCAACCATCAGGTCTAATACCCCAACTTCTTTCAGATTCTTCCCATCTCTGGAAATAACAACGATTCATTTAAAAAATGTTTATAAGTTAATTCAATTCCCCTTTTCAAGTCAGTCTTATGTGACCAACCTAACTCATGTATTTTAGAAACATCTAAAAGTTTACGAGGAGTACCATCTGGTTTAGAAGAATCATAAATAATTTGACCAGCGAACCCAATGACGTCTCTGATCATTAATGCTAAATCTTTAATTGAAATATCTTCACCAGTTCCAATATTAACAATTTCAGACTCATTGTAATTTAACATTAAATAAACACAAGCCTCAGCTAAATCCTCGACATATAAAAATTCACGCATAGGATTTCCACTGCCCCATATAACAACCTCGGAATCTCCATTACTTTTTGCTTCATGAAATTTTCTAATAAGAGCTGGTAAAACGTGTGATGATTGTAAATCATAATTATCACCAGGACCATACAAATTAGTTGGCATAACTGAAATAAAATTTGTACCATACTGTTGATTGAAACTTTGACACATTTTTATTCCAGCAATTTTTGCAATTGCATAAGCATCATTACTTGTCTCTAAATAACCACTCAATAAATATTCCTCCTTTAAAGGCTGTGGTGCCATTTTAGGGTAAATACATGAGGAACCCAAAAACATTAATTTTTTTACTCCTGTCTGATATGATGCGTTAATAATATTCGTTTGAATCGCGAGATTTTGATAAATAAAATCTGCCTTAAAATCACTGTTAGCCTTGATACCACCAACCTTCGCTGCTGCAAGAAAAACATATTCTGGTCTCTCAAAGTGAAAAAAATGATTGACTTGAAATTGATTAGTTAGATCTAATTCTTTTTTTGATTTAGTCACAATATTGGTATATCCTTCAGATTTTAATTTTCTTAGTATAGCTGATCCAACCATACCTCTATGACCAGCAACAAATATTTTAGAATCTTTTTTCATTTTCAAGATGTTTTTTTGATATTTTTTCAAAATCCGAATAAACCATTTCCTTACACAATTCTTCGACTGTATATTTAGGTATCCATCCCAATTTTGTTCTAGCTTTAGTTGAATCACCAAGTAGTTGATCTACTTCTGTTGGCCTAAAGTATTCAGTGTCTATCTCAACTATTACTTTTCCAGTTTTTTTATCTATACCCCTTTCATCTTTTCCTGAACCAATCCAATCGATTTGAATATCAAGAAAGTTAAAAGCCATGGTGCAAAATTCTCTAACTGAAATTTTTGTACCAGTTGAGAGAACATAGTCTTCTGGTGTATCTTGTTGCATCATTAACCACATACCCTCAACATAATCTTTAGCATGTCCCCAATCTCTTTCAGCATCAAGATTACCAATTAATAATTTATCTTGAATTCCTAATTTAATTTTAGCAACAGCTTGTGTAATCTTTCTTGTTACGAATGTTTCACCCCTAACTGGACTTTCATGATTGAAAAGTATTCCAGAACAAGCAAATATTCCATAAGCCTCTCTATAATTAACAGTAATCCAATGTGCATAAAGTTTAGCTACACCATATGGACTTCTTGGATAAAAAGGAGTTGTTTCTTTTTGAGGCACTTCTTGAACTAAGCCAAACATTTCAGAAGTTGATGCTTGATAAAATTTTGTTTTATTTTGAAGATTCAAGATTCTAATAGCTTCTAAAATTCTAAGAGTTCCTATACCATCAGCATTTGCAGTATATTCCGGAGTTTCAAAACTCACTTTAACATGAGATTGTGCGGCTAAATTATAGATTTCATCTGGTTGAACTTCTTGTATTATTCTAATTAAATTGGTCGAGTCAGTCAAATCACCATAATGTAAATGAAAGTTTTTGGATTCTCTTGTAGATTCATAAAGATAATCTATTCTTTCAGTATTGAAAGAAGAACTTCTTCTCTTTATACCATGAACTATATAACCTTTTTCTAGAAGAAATTCAGCTAAGTAACTTCCATCTTGCCCCGTGATTCCCGTACAAAGTGCTACTTTTTTTTTATCTAAATTTGTACTCATATTCTTTTTGTATTTTAATATCTTTTATATAATTAAAAAACCTTATAGTTTCCTCCTTTGTAAATAACTATTTGACTTTTTACCAAATTATATTTTTAAATATAAATAAAGAACAATATTACGATGTCCTTTGATATTATCCGTTAAAGTGAGTGTAATCCCTGACCATCATTTGATCCCTCAAGTGATATTAGTTTAATCAGATTATCAGAATCACCTTTCTTCTTATAAATTTCGTTGAATCCTTTAGCTATTCCACGTTTGAATACTTCTGTAAAATAAGCAAAAGCATTTACTGACTTTTCTTCATTAAAATTATACCAATTTTGATACATATCAAGAAGACCGGATTGATAACAATCCATCTTGTCATCGTTATTCCAATATCTCATTTTTTTGATGGTTTCTTTGCCAAGCAATTCCAACATTTTCTCAGCTTTTCTTGTTAATTTTCCTTGTGATTTTGATACAAGAATTTCGACATAGAGCTCTTTGTTATTTAGGTACATTCATAAAGCATTATTTTTTAAGCACGAATCTTATTAAGATGCTTTCATGTTATATATCAACTATCATGACGAGTTTTAAAAAGGCACAAAAAAACCTCGAAAATTTCGAGGTTTTTTATTTTTCTTTAAAGTTTAATTCTTTCCTTATATTGAAGCTCTTTAACAGCTTGCAATTCCACACTAAGAATATTTTCTCTTTTTTGAAGATTTACTAAAGCTTCTTTTAGAACTTTTGTTTCACCTAACATTTGAAGTGAAGCTTTAACTTTACTAACATTAAATTTAACATCTTCTAATTTAAGAGTGATTTCTCTTTCTTTATCTTCAAGTTTTTTCTTAGTTACAACTTCTTTATTCAATTTATTCTCATAGAAATAAGTTAAATCAAAATTTAATTCGTTTCTAACTTCATTTACTAGCTCAAGAGCAGATTCATATTTAAAGAATGAATAGCCATATCTCTCATCACATCTATAAACAAAAAGACTTTTCTTATAGTTGAAAGCAAATACTTCTAAAGTAGGATTAACTAAGTTAGAAACTCTCTTAACTACATCTAATTCAACAAAAGAATCTAAGTTTTTAGCAACTTCTTGAATCAAAGGATAAAAATTTTTATTTACAATAGGAATAACCGGAGATTGGAAAATACTTTCAAGAGTTGATTCTTCATTTAACTCATCTTCGTTGATGAATAAACCCTTCTTAGCAACACCTAAACCAACAGTCAAATATTCAGAAATTCTGAAATCAATTCTATTCTCATTAATAGAACAAAATTGAAGAGCAGTCTGTAAAGTTCTTAAAGTTCTAAATCTAGCCTCATCCTTTACATGATTTTCTAAAAGAGTTTTATCAATAACATTTTCACTTAAAAGGAACCAAGAATCTTTAATAAAAGCAATATGACCATCCTCAACCTGCTCTACAATAGTATAAACTGATTCAGCCTTTCCACCATTTAAAAGATTTTGTCTTTTTTCAGGAGATTTAGTTAAATTGTGAACAAATAATTTAATTTCTGGAACCCAGTCATAAACTGCTAATTCGTTAAGAACTTTTGACATTCTATCTTGATCTGTTTCAAGATTTATAGTTTGTAAAAGAACATTTAAAGGTTGTCTATACAACTCACCTTGATTTTTAGAATTGATAACATTATAAAGATTTTTCAATTCATATAATAACTCAAACTGAGCCATATCATCATTTAATCCTTCAAGGAAAAGCTTTACTTGTTTGTCATATGTATAAGGCTTTAATCTCTCATTTAAAGAGTAAACCATTTGCTTTTCAGCAAATTCAGTATAATTATTAAGGTGACCCTCAACAACATAAGCTACGTCTGACTGTTCGAAAGTCAAAGACTTTTTAAAGTTGAAAAGCTCAAGTTTTAGATTCTTCATATTTTAAAAGTTTATTTTTTATATTCTTATATATTACATTCAAAAAACGACTTTTTACTATTTTTTACTATTTATTTTGTGATAAATCGTCTAAATTAGCATTCGGATTTGAAGGACGTGGATTTCCAGTCCTTAAAGCAATAATATTGTTGAACCAACGAGTTCTAAAAGGTTTAACCTCAACATTAGTAATGAATGCCGGATAAAATGTCTGGACTTCCAAAGAAGCAGTCAATTTAATTGTATTATCACTTTTTAGATTTTTCTCCCTCACAATTTCAATGCCATTATTATCTGGCTGCATCATTATAGCATCAATGTTCATATAATTATGCTCAAAATACATATACTTATAAAGCCATAAAGTATTCATAATCGCTTGTGAACATTTAAACACATCCACTTCACTCTTTAGTAAAATCTGTAAATCATAAGTAGCAGTGATAGGTATAGCTCTTAACTTATTCAGAACTCTCTTTGCCTCAACATTATCCTCAACCACATTCCTTAACCAAATATTTGGATTTCTAAATTCATCTGAACGAATAACCCAACTCGTTAGTGTGACATGACCTCTTGGAATTTGGTCAGTATTCAATTCAACAAATCTGTTCTGTGAAACTATATCATCAGTAAAAGCATCCAATAAAAATCTATCATCACCAGTTAAAGAGTAATAAAATGGAACGTTAACCTCAACATCACCACTTGTAAACCGATTAATCCACTTAACTCTTCCCTCAAGAGTGTCCAAAACACACATGGTCAGGTCTCTCAGAAATACTTCATCGAAATTAAACTTTTCACCTATCATAATCATATATATTAGAACTTTAATCTCTGCATCATGTCAATTCAAAATTTATTACTCTGGGAAAAATGGCGTCCAAAAAAATTAGAAGATACTATACTTCCTGAACGTATCAAAAAACACTTTGAAATGGGTGTTACGAAAAACTATATTTTCTACGGAAACTACGGAATAGGCAAAACAACTTTAGCTAGAATTTTAATTGGTAAATATTCAAAAGATAAAGCTTTTTTAGAAATAAATTCATCACTCTATACATCCATTGATGTACTTCGTAGTGAAATTGAAAAATTTTGTAAAACTGTTCCAATGTTTGATTCAGAAGATCCAATTAAATACGTCTTCCTTGACGAGTTTGAAAGGGTAAGTCAACAATATCAAGACGGACTGAAAGCTTTCATCGAACAATATCACCACAATGTTCGCTTTATCTTAACCACAAACCACTACAATAAAATATCAGATGGTATTAAATCAAGATTTACCGCTATTAACTTTGATACACAAAGCCCTGAGGAAGAAAAAATGGTTAAAAACGGAATCTTTAAAAGAATAACAGATGTTGTTTGTCCAAAAGAAAATCTAACCATAGAAAAAGAAGTTTTGATTTCTCTAATCAATAAGAAATATCCTGATATACGTTCAATTTTCGTTGAGTTACAAAATATTAAAGATACCGGCGAAGTTTCATCAACTGGTTCTAATGTAAATAATAAACTAAAAACTGATACTTATAACTTGATTTATGATAAATCAGCTGATTATGAAAAGATTTATCATTTTCTTATGACACTTTATGGTGCTGAAAAAATAGATTTACTTTTTCAAATCTTAGGAAGAACATTTATTGAGTGGTCTTTACAAGAGGGTAAAAATGTTGATAAACTTTTCAAGTGTAATTATGTAATTTCTGATTATCGTTCAAAATTAGATTCACAATCCGATCCAATAATTCTTGGTATGACTGTTATTGGAAAGTTTAGAGAGATTTTACATTAAGTATTAAGAGATCTGATTATAATATATAACTTATGGCAGAATTTGATTTCAGAGATTTTTATATTGGATATGAAGGTCATCCACGCTTCACAATTAATAAAATCATCACAGATGATATAATTAGAGTGATTGTCCAAAAATACGAAATGATACTTTTTACAAATAAAGGTGAGTTATTTGGAGATCCAAACTTTGGATGTGATTTAACAAAGTTACTATATGAAACCAAAATATCAGCCGAAGCCGTAAAATCTACAATCATTGTTCAAATAAACACTTATATAAGTGAACTACAAGGAACCAATTACACACTAGAGGTAACATTTCAACAAGACCCAGAGAATTACCAAGACATCATGATAGTTGATTTCACACTACTGGATTACGAAGTTAAAGCTATCGTTTCTTAGTTTGTATAAACTATTGGTATTACAGCATTTATATATTGCTTAGAAGTTAGATTTGTATAAGATTCTAATTCTCTCAAATCCAGAATACCCTTAATCTCATAATTCTTTCTATCTCGATAATGAGAACCATATCCATTTTCAGAAGAAACCTCGATTACTAAATAAGGATCAATATTAGAGTCAATAGTGAAATTAAATGGATAAAGGTTATCAATTCTTCTTCTTTCAGTAATATGTTGAATTGGTGCTAAATCTACCTCTTTCCACTCAGTAATATTTAACCAATTACTTCCAGCGGTTCCACTATCAATAAAAGGTGTTACAACTGAAGCCGTAGAAGCTGTCCCAAAACCATAACTTGTAAAAATATAGAACTCTCTTTGATACTTAACTATATCGGAAACATTATAAACATTTCCCTTAGTCCAATCACCAATATTCTCATACTTTCTTGGATTATTTGTTTTATTGTTATCGATAAATGATTCATATAACTTATCATAATAGACTACTCTATCACCAATCATATAATTTTTGAAAGCATACCATTCACGATAAATCTGATAACTTCTTATATCAATTGTATAATAATCAGGAAGTGTAGATTGTGTTATTCCAGGATATCTCGAAGGAACATCTGTCGGAAAATAAAAATCTAATACACAATTATAAACTGTTGAACCATTATTCACTGGCATTAAATACAATTCATTCATTTTGAATGAAACTGGAGTAAAGTTTTCATAGTGTTTAATAATATTAACATCTCTTACTATATGAGTAATAGTTGACACACCCTGAAAATCGGCTCTTCCAGTAATATCTAAAATCTTATGAGTGATTGGAATAATATTCTTTTGTAACCAATATTTCAAACCTTGAAGCTTTTTCTGAACTTCTTCTAATGTATAATTCAAAACATTATTGCCCTCTCTATCTGTAATTCTATAAGTCAAATTGAATAGATTAGTATCTGCATAATTTGGATTAGGAAAAGTATGTTTGATAAAATCATTTTCCTTCCAACCCTCAACAGTATTATCAAAAATATCCGGTATTTCAACTTTGAATAATTTAAAATAGTTTGGTGAATCGATATTGATATTTCTATAATATTCATTTAACTCTAAATCATTATATCCAAAATAATTAATTGCATTAATAATAGACTTATAACTACCGATATACGGATATATGAGATTCTTCATCATCAACATCTCTTTTCTTTTACGATTTAGATAAACCCAATCAATACCCTCTTCTTTAATGTCATATTCTTTGAAAATATAAACATCATCAGATGAAACTAGTTTACCAACATTACCTAATTCTGTTTTGAATCGAATATCTTCGATTTCAGTTTGACCATAAACATTAAATCTTCCAATCTCCTTATCCCAAACTTTAAATCTAACAGAAAGATAAGTTGTTTGACCACTCTTAGGATAATCCGAAACAATAGTAGATTCTTGAGCAAATTCGTCAATTTGTTTGAAGAAATCAACAACAATTGATTTAAAGTTTATGGCTCGTATTTTAACAAGGTAACCATTATTCTTAGAAATATATTGCTTTTTTGTATTTGTTTCATCCTTAATGAATAAAGCTAATTGTTGACCCACCTTCAAACCTCTAATATCACCATTTGAATAATTTAAAAAATTACTTACCGAATTAACATCTAATGAAATGACACCATATCTATCATTTGTTGTAGTTATAGTTTGTAAAGTAATTATATCAGATTGAGAAGTAGAAGTATTAATAGTAAAATCAACTGACTCTTTCTTATAGAGTTGTAATATACTTCTTAAACCACCTTCAATCTGTGCATTGAAACCAATAAAACATTCAATTGGCTCGGGAACAATTGATAAGTCATCATTATCATCTAAGTAACTTAACTCATTCTCAATAATTGGGAAAATAGTTTGTTGATACTCCGGTAAACTTACTCTATCTAAACTTCTATTAGCCGCTCTGTTCAAGTGAATAGTCGTTAATGGTTTAGGTCCAGTATAAGCCAGAACGCCAGTTGTTGGTAATAAATCACCAGTAAAATCATATAGAAAAAATTCAGGCACATTATCAGAAAACCATTTCCAATAAAGTGAAACTCTTACATCACCATTGAAATTTTCTCTTGGCCTTCTAATAAAATCTCTTGTATGTAACCATAAATAATCTCTATTGTTAAAATTAGGATCTAAACTACCATAAAAATTCTGAGTAACTGAAGATGATGTTGTAGAAATTGGCACAAATGAAAATAATAAAGTCGGAACTACCTCAACAATAGTATTTGTACTTGGTTGAATAGTCCAAACTGAATTTCTATCTGGATTTGAGATAATTTGAGTAGTAGGAGCTGAAAGTATAACAGAATTAGATATTGCGCCAGTAGTAGCATCCATGGTCCAAATTCCATTAAAGGTAGGATCTTGATTAGAAATGTAAATATCACCATCATAATTATTATAAGCTTGAAATCCATAAATATTAGCAGGAGATTGAGTATAAACAAAATTATCTGTAACAGTGTCCCAAAGAATAAACTGAGGAGTATCTGTTGATAAATGAATACCTGATAAAACTGGATTAAACGCTAAATAATTCAAAGTACCAGAGTTTGGTGTAAGTGATGTAGGGACACCAGCATCTATTTTAAAAAGATTAGAAGAGCTCCAAATATAAACACCTTCTGTTACTGGATCGTATATGATAGGATCATCTGTGAGTCCAGAAATAGTATAAACTATAAACGCAAGTGTTCCACCATCAATTCTCAAAACAGTTAAAAAATCTCGACAAGTAACATACATATCACCTTCAAAATCATTGAAAACTAAATTCCAACTTCCACTATATGGAATAGTCGAAATAGATGTAACCAAAACTCCTAGATTGAAAATCTCAACCGACTGATCAGTTGTAACATAAACATATCCTGTATTTCTATCAAAATCCAAAGCATAAGCATTTTGTGTGATAGCAATCTGACTAATAATAGTATTAGCAAAAGGATCAATTTGCCAAAGTATATTTTGAGAAAGAGCCCATATAAAATTATCAACCGAATTGTAAATAATCTGAATGCTATTTGTATTAGAAGGTAAATTAATAGTAGTAATTTGAGTTCCAGTACCAGAGTCATAAACGCTAACATTATTACCAAATACAAAAATTGAACCAGATGGCTGAACATATATCAAATCAACCATGTTGGAAATACCGACAAATGTATTCACACTATATGAAGCAGATGACACATTAACTAAATTAAACGCATAACTGAATTGTTGCAAATTAAACATACCACCATTACCAGTTGGTCCAGGAGGACAACCCGATTGAGAAAATCCAAGGGAAAAAGCCACCACAGTGAATGGTGAAAGTGAACAAACTCCACCTGTCAATCCCCAGAAAGGACCCTCATAACTCAAATTTATAACACCTGGATCTAAATAAAGAACATTAAATTCTACATCTTGTAGTGGATAGACTGTGCCATTGATTCCAGTTACCATACCAGTAGAAAACCCAGCACTTTCTAATTGATTGGCACTAGAGTATGTTGCTAATAAAATCTCATTCGATGTTAAAAGAGTTCCATGATTTCCCAACATTTTATCAACTACATTCCAGTTGAAATCACCAGGTAGAACTGAGACACCTGCTCTAACCTCAACATCACATCTTTGATTTTGTTTTTTTACATGAAATTTGATACTCGATGCCAAATTATCAACATAAATACCATAATTATCTAATATATCAGAATACTCATCTATCCAATTCTGAAGTGTGGTAGAAAGAGTAGATGTAAAAGTTGGAGCTTGTGGTAAAGTGTGAGATATACCATAAGATCTATTATTAATCCTTATATCAATATAATTTCCCAAACTTGATGTCATGCCTTGAATAGATGGCTCATAGAAAAATAAATGTGATTTTTCAATATGAAAATCAGCAGTAGTTCCAACTTTGACCTCAAATTGTAAAGGAACGTTTGGATATTCAGTCGCTAAATTAATTGAGTTATAGTAAGGTGAAACTATATCAATCGTTTGTAAAGTAGGTACTATTCCTAATGATAGTAAATTAACACTATGATAAGTCATCCAACTTCTCAGAGTTTTATCAATAGTCCTTTCCATATCAATTGTTCCAGATGTATAAACCCATCTTATTTCGGTTTGATAAACTTCTTTATTAATTACTATTATGAAACCATACTCGTCTAAATCAGTGAAAACTATATTGTATGAGAAGTTTTGACTTAAATCATAGTTAAATTCTCTTTTTAGAGTTTCTTCGACTTCAATGGCTCTTTCAACTACCCACTTTTGACTTCCTATTTGAAGTGAAGATGTAGGTGAGAATGATGAAGTTACTCCATAATAATTGACAACTGCATATTTTGAAGGATATACCAAGTCAGCATTAATTGTACCACTCTGATAATATAAATCTATGTTTAAAACAGATAAATCTGAGGCAAATTTCTCAGCAGCAGATGCTAAAGTAACATTAGATGACATTGTAAATCCCTGATTGAAATATAGCTTATCAGTTGTCAAATATAAATCAGCCGTAATTGATTCAAAGACTGGAGACTGTTCTAATGGAAGATAAGTCGGATTACCCCAATATGTTGTATCATCTGGTGTAATCGATGAAGTTGCTGTCCAAACGTGAGTTTGAATACATTGTTTTATCTTATTATTCCAAATAACCTGTGCGCCGGCTTCATATGTAACTAAATTGACATTACCAACGAAAGTCGGTATAATAGAAACATTGAAAAACTGAGTAGCATTAAGTGATGGTGGAACCGAAACAACTTTAAATTGAACTCCTGGCTTAAAAATTGTTGGTATCGGAAGTACGTTTAAATCTAATACATTTACATAGTTGTAAGTTGTCAAAGTAATTGGATCTGTAATAACTAAAGGTGTGGTAGTATCATAAAATGTCATAGAACCACTATAAACTTCAGGCAGGTCTGTCTTCATCAAAACCTCAATCCACAAATCATGATTTACTGGTAAGGTTGAGGTAAAGAATTCATAATGGTCAATATCATAGATATTTTCATTTTTTATTGTCACAACAGTAGCATCAATATACTTATTAGTTTTAGCATACAAGTCATTCTTCAAGGAATTGACGATATTTAACTTTCTATTTTTATACAATCTATTGTAGAAATCTTTTTCATTCCAAACAGATAGATTTTCAGCTAAAGTCGATGAACTAACATAATTATAAATACCAATAATATCAACCGATGAAATAGTTTTCCCTACATAATTAGTCAATGTTTGCCAAGGATATGAAATATTGAATGTCCGATTATCAACCATGCTGATAATCAATACAGC